CTCCTGCTTTGCTTGATAATTTAAAAGTATTTGCCATGTTATCATCCTAACGCTATTGCTAAAGCTGTTGCCTCATTCGCTGCATCTGTAGCACTTGTTGCACCTATATCACTTAATAATTCACTAGCACTTCTGCCTTCTATGCTTGTACCATCAACTCTCAAAAAATCATTATCTGCAATACCACTTGTTGCAACTAGCACATTACCATTTGATATACCTGTTGATAAAGTAGCGGTTGTTGTTATAGCAGAGCCATTTAATGTTATGGCATCTGCCTCCAGTGTGCCATCAAAGTCACCATCAACTGCGTCTATGTTACCTTTAAATATTGTGGCTGTAACTGTGCCAGTGCTTGGATTGTAAGTTAAGTTGCCATCCATCTCCAAACCAACATTACCAGTGCTAGACGTAGCATCTTCAACAAATGTAATTAAGTTTTCTTCGTTTGTACTTTCATTGTCTGTTACCAGTACATGAGATGAGTTTGTTGCATTAGTTGCATTTGTAACTGTCACACCTGCAATAACTGTATTTAGTGCAGTACCGTTTACTGTAATTGCATCAGCTTCAAGTGTACCATCTACATCTACATCACCAGATATATCTAAATCTGCCATTGTTGCAGTGCCAGTTATGGTTGGTGCGGTTAAACTTTTATTTGTTAATGTTTGTGTAATATCTACAGCAACTAAATCTTGTGTATCACTACTACCACTGTTAGGAAGTCTTAATGTATTACTCGCACTAGCAGAATGTGGTTGAGGTTGTAATGTTTGAAAGTGAGCGTTAGAGGACTCGCAATACATTTTTAAAGATGCTGGTGATCCACTATTAGATTTAAAATCAATAACACCACCTAAAACTGTTAAATCATCACCAACAGATAAATCTGCACCTAATGTAGTGTTACCACTAGCATCTAAAAATACTGATTTTGATGCAGGTATTGTACAAAATATAGTTTTTGTACCAGCACTAAAATTGACTGCGTTATCACTATTAGAACTACTTATAATCGTGCTTCTAGCTATGGTGCTTGAGTCACTACTTAATGTACCTAATCCAACCTCAAACTCTGATGTGCCTGGCAATGTAACTGCATAGTATGTAGTATTACTATTTCCAACACCAGCAGCAAAAGTTTCAAAACCAGTCACTGCACCAGCTAAAGTAAGTGTGCCAGTACCAGTTGTGGTCGTGGTTTCTTTTACTCTGTCGTTTAATACTAAGGCCATTATTTAAGCTCTATTGTTAAGTTACCTGCATTAATTCTAAATATATCACCACTTGCTATTGCCTTACTTGCATCTAAAGCACCAACAAATAATATGTTTCCACCACTAGATGCGTCTGCAATAAATACATGTGTGATTGTGTTGTTTGTTCCACCAGAGGCTGGGAACTCTATGTTAGATGCATTTATTGCAGTTTGTGTGTCTGTAGAATCAGCACCAATAGTTGTCCAACTAGAAGCACCTACTTGTTGTCTTGCGTAGTTTGTAAAGGTTGCTTCAGTTACAGATCCAGTTTCTGCTGCACTTACTGCTGTTGCAAGTCCTACATAAATACTATCACCAGGCGATGAAAAACTAAGAGAGTTATTTTTAAATATGAAATGTAA